GCCGCAGCAGCAGGGTGCGCCCACACAGCCTCGGCCATCCGGCTGATCTGTGCGCGATCATCGGCGGCGATCAGTTCACGGTCGCCAGCCTCAGCCTCAAACTCGGCCCAGGCTTCCTTACCGACCTTCGTGCGGCGATCAACCTGCGGCGCTGTGATGTAACGCTCCTCAAATTGATCCTGCTCCAGCACCAGCGTATGCAGCGCGGTTCCGATGCGCATGGCTGGCGTTGGCTCAGGCACCTCGCGCTTCAAGTCGATGTAGCGCGCCCAATAGTGCAACGGACTGCGGGCCACTAGATCGAGGTGGCTTTTGCTGACCGCTGGGTGGGCGTGATATGCGGCGTTGTCCATGGCGTAGCGCAACAGACCACATCGTATAGCATCGGCGCATACGCGGCAACTCCTTGAACCTCCGCCCATACCAACAGCAGGCAATCAACGATCTGCGCGCTGCATTCCGCAATGGCGCCAAAGCTCCTCTGCTGGTGGCACCAACCGGCGCAGGCAAGACCGTTATCTTCTCAGCAATCGCCGCAGCAACCGCAGCCAAAGGCCGCAATGGTCTAATCCTTGTTCATCGCCGTGAACTGGTCACTCAAGCCAGCCGCAAGCTCACCGATGCAGGCGTGGCCCATGGCATCATCGCCGCCGGCATGGATGGTGCAAATGCATCAATTCAAGTCGCATCGGTGCAAACGCTCATGCGCCGATTGCACAAGATCACTACGCCACCAGATCTGATCATCATTGACGAAGCCCACCACGCAGCAGCTGGCAGCTGGCAGGCAATCATCAATCACTGGCCAGGCGTGCTGCGAATTGGCGTTACTGCCACACCCTGCAGGCTTGATGGCAAAGGTCTCGGCAACGTCTTCGACACATTGATCGAAGGCCCATCGGTGCAAATGCTCACCTCAGCCGGTTACCTGTCACCTGCCCGCATCTATGCGCCCCCCATGGTCGCGGATCTGTCAGGTGTCAAACGACGGGCTGGCGATTACGCCATCGACCAAGCTGCGGATGCGATGACCCGACCAACGGTGACTGGTGATGCAATCAAGCACTACCAAACACTGGCCGGCGATCAACAGGCAATCGCGTTCTGCTGCAGCATCAACCATGCCGTCTCGGTTCGGGACTCATTTTCAACAGCTGATATCAGCTCTGAGTTGCTGCTAGGTAATACTTCAGACCGCGATGCCGTTGTCGGCCGATTCGCCAATGGCAAGACCCGCATCCTCGTGACCGTTGATGTGGTCAGCGAGGGGTTCGACATCCCAGCAGCGGGGTGCGCCATCCTGCTCAGGCCCACTCAATCCTTGGGGCTATACCTGCAACAGGTCGGCCGGGTGCTCAGGCCAGCTCCAGGTAAGAAGCACGCCATCATCCTCGACCACGTTGGCAACGTCACCCGCCACGGTTGGCCGGATGATGTACGGCCATGGTCGCTTGAGCATGGGGCTCCCAAACAGAACGGTCAGTCGGCGCCATCGGTTCGGACGTGCTCAGTCTGCTTTGCAGCGTTCAAGCCCGCACCGATCTGCCCATGCTGTGGGGCAGCCTGCGCGGCACCACCGCGAGAGCTGAAGCAGGTGGCCGGTGAGTTGCAAGAACTCAAACGAGAGGGCATCCGGCAGCGAGTCACGCAGCGAAAGAAAGCCCGCACCCTCCCCGAGCTGCTTGCTGTGGCCAAGGAGCGTGGCTATGCACCAGGCTGGGCGCACCGGGTCCACAATGCCAGACAGCAGCGCGCATGATCCAGTGGCCAACGCCGAGACCACACTCCAGCAGCAGATCCGCCTGGCACTCGGCACCTGTCCCGATGCGCGCATCTTCCGCAACCAAGTCGGCAGCCTGCCTGATCCACGCAGCGGCAGGCTCGTCACCTTCGGCCTTGCGCGCGGCAGTGCAGACCTGATCGGCTGGCGGACCATCACCGTCACCCCGGCCATGGTCGGCACCAGGCTCGCCGTTTTCACCAGCATCGAAGTCAAGACATCCATAGGCCGCATCAGGCCAGAGCAGCAGGCATGGCTTGCAACGGTTCAAGGCGCTGGTGGGATCGCTGGTATCGCTCGATCTGTTACAGATGCGCAGCAACTGCTCTCCAACCTGCCAACCTATCCCGTAAACTCTGACAGCCCGTTAGGTCCTATGGATGACCAGCCACCCTCTAATCACAGAACTGCATAGCCTTCCTGATACCTGGGCTCTCGTAGCAGTTGGCAATGACAAGCGCCCCTATCAGCCCGAATGGCAGAAGAACCCCCTCAACAAAGATCAGCTTGCCGTTGAAATCCTCGCCGGACGTGCCGTAGCAATTGGAGTCATAGCAGGCCCGCAATCAGGTGGTCTTCTATTTGTCGATCACGATGGCCTCGGCGCATCCGAAGTGCTCGAGCAGATTGGCGCACCCCTCCGGGAACTCCCCAAATCCTGGGCCGTTACCTCTGGCCGGGATGCCCGCCTTCAGATCATCTACAAAGTCCCAGAGCCGTTCTGGCCGACAATCAAGACAACCAAGCTCCGAAGCTCAATTAAAGGCGAGCAGCTTGAGCTGCGTTGGGCCGGCTGTCAATCCGTCGTTGCAGGTGCTCACCCTATTACTGGTGCCTACCGTTGGTTGAAAGGCCGCTCGCCTGCCGAGTTGCCAGCAGCTGATGCACCTTCGACGCTGCTTCAACAAATGCAACGCAAGCAACCGCAACCGGCCCCGTTGATACGTCTACCCGAATCCGATGCCACCCGTGCGCGTGATTTTCTCAATCGCATCCCCGCAGCAGATGCTGACGATTACGACACATGGGTAAAGGTCGGCATGGCGTTACACAGCGCCGGTGATGATTCCCTCCTCCAAGACTGGATTCGATGGTCTGCCATCTCAGGCAAATTTGAGGCGGGTATCTGCGAAGCGAAGTGGAAGACCTTCAACGCATCAACAGGTGGCGTCAGTCTTGGCACCCTTGCACATCTGGCTGGCCATGAAAAAAACCGCTCAGTCATCACATCCGAGCGGCGACAGCTTCCTGTCCATTCACGGGGACAGGAGAACCTTACACCTCGAGCCGATAAGCTCCTCAAGCTTGAGCCAGATGAGCTTCTCACCCTTCTTCGTCAGCAGCTCGCCGATCGCCTTCGCTGGAACATCTTTACCCAGACAATCGAGCTAGATGAGAAACCCATCGAGCACATTGAGCACTTTTATCTGCAGCTGGCCCAGCAGGGCGTAAAGGTCACCAAAGATCTCGCAGCTGATGCCGTACACGTCGTCGCACTTGAGAACCCTCACGACCCAGTTCGGGAGTACCTCGAGCACGTTGCAGACAATGTCCCCCCAGTGCCAATCGATACCTTGGCCACCGCATACCTTCGGCCAACGGATGAGCCCGGCAGCCTTTATGACGCCATGCTCAAGGCAACACTGATTGCAGCAGTGCGCCGCATCTTTCAGCCTGGCTGCAAGCATGACTCGGCCTGCGTGCTCATGGGGCCACAAGGCTGCGGTAAGTCCACCTTTTGGCGCAACCTTGGCGGCCTCTGGTTCAGTGATGCCCTACGCGACATCGGCAGCAAAGACGACCTCATGGTCCTTCACCGCAGCTGGGTAATGGAGTGGGCCGAGCTGGATCACATCACAGGCCGCAAGCACGCCGGTCAGGTGAAGGCATTCCTTACCCAGCAGACTGATCTCTTTCGTGCCCCCTATCAGCGGACCACTGAGTCCTACCCAAGGCGATCCATCATCGTCGGCAGCACCAACCGCGACACCGGCTTCTTGGTCGATGACACCGGCAACCGCCGCTTCTGGGTCATTCCAGTCACAGCTACCCCGCACATCCCAGTCGATGGCCTGTTGCTCGAGCGGGATGCCATCTGGTCCGCAGCTGTTGCGGCATTTAAGGCGGGCGAGCCCAATCATCTGACCCGGGACCATGCCGAGTTGGTTGATCGTGAGAACGAGACCTATCTCGTGGATAGTCCCTGGAAGTCGGCAATCCAGGAATGGCTCAATGCCCCACGAAATGCCGGCCGACCGATCACCAGCGAGCTGCTGTTAAGCGAGGCGATCAGCAAACCAGTGGAGCGCCAGGGGCGAGCAGACCAGATGCAGGTGGCCTCGATTCTTCGGGACTTGGGCTACGAAAAGAAACGGGCATGGTTGGAAGGTCGGAATAAATGGGTGTTTGTCCTACCTTCTGCATGAGGTTGGCAGGAGTAAAATCGCTGCCCTGCAGTCTTTTTACTATCTCTACTAACCTTCTAACCTTTTATTTATTTATAAAGAGAGGAAGAGGGGTACAGGGAAAAAGGACCTATAAGGGCAACGTAGGCGAGGTCGGCAGGTTGACAGGTGCAAATCTCCTCCTCTTGAGGGGCTTCGCCCTACCCTTGGGGCATGGCATCCATCTCCCTCGACATCAAATCAGAACTGCCAAAGGCCATCCGGTGGACCGACACCATGACCAAGCAGCTCCCCTTCGCCATCAGCCAGGCCCTTAACAGCACGGGCTTTGACATCCGCGCATCCCTTAATGGCGCAACACGCCAATACTTCAACAATCCTGCCCCTTTTACCCAACGTGCATTCTTTGTTCAGAAGGGCAGCAAACGTGACTTACAAGTCACCGTTCACGCTGGGAAGCTGCAGGACCGATACCTGCGCTTTGGTGTCAAGGGTGGCCAGCGACCACAAAAAGGTTTCGAGCGTAAGTTTCTTTCCGATGTGGTCGGCAACCGATCTATCCCATCTACAACGCAACTGATACCCACATCATTGGTCAAGGTCAACGCTCAAGGCAACGTGTCCCTTGCCACCATTAAGCGGATACAGCAGGGCATGAACGGCAAAGCACGTGGGGGCTTTTTTGCTGGACAACCACGCAACAACCCTGGCCTGCCACCTGGCATTTACCGCCGTTCACGTGAGCAACTGTTCCCCTACTTCGTGGCCATCAATGGCAAGGCGTCATATCGTCCGCGCTTTCCAATTTTTGATATTGGTCAGAAGGTGACGCAACGACGCTTTGGCACCTACCTCAGGAGCAGCCTCGAGAAAGCTGTGGCGTCGGCCAAGTGATTTACGGGTCCCTTCTGGGGATTTTCGTGTGGGTAATTCGCACGCGCGTGCTTTGGCTAGCGTCAGCGCTCAAGGGTCTAAAACGAGTCTCAACTTGAGACGCATGAGACACAACGTCCCCAGCGGTTCAATAGTTCAACTGTTCACTATGCTGTTAGTGAACGACAAGAGTCAACAAGAGAGTGCTGGTCACATTTAGCGAGTTTGCCGCAATCAAAGGCTGCGCTAAGGGCACGGTGACAGCAGCGACCAAAAGCCGCATCGCTGATGCTGTGGTTGAGAAGGATGGCAAGCGCTGGCTCGATCGTGATCTTGCGTTGGAGTTGTGGAACCGGAATACGAAAGCCACGCATAACGCGAAAGTGAGCCAGGCAGACTTGATCGAGGCGTCACCACCACGAGATGCGCGCGAGTTGCGGCAGCAGGTAGCTGGGTTGCCCGATGATGAGATCCCTGAGCTGAATGAAAGCCGTGCACGGCGTGAGCATTACCAGGCAGAGCTGGCCAAGCTTGAGGTGGATCTGAAGCGAAAGGAGCTGGTGCCGGCAGTGGATGTGCAGAAGGAAGCGTTTGCGTTAGGCCGTAGCGTTCGCGAGGCCCTGGCCAACTTGGCCGATCGGCTAAGCCACCAGCTGGCAGGGGAGACGGATCCGGCACGGATCCATGCTGTGCTGACAGATGAACACCGGGCTGCATTGGTGGAGCTGAGCAATGGTTAATTCTTGGCGCGCGGGATTCTTGGATGGGCTGCGACCTGAGGAGCCGCTGACGGTGAGCGAATGGGCTGATCGTTATCGGAAGCTCAGCAGCAAGGCGAGTGCAGAGCCTGGGCCATGGCGCACCAATCGGACGCCATACCTACGCGAACCGATGGATTGCCTGAGCAGCAGCAGCCCGGTGCAGCGTGTGGTGATGATGTTTGCGGCGCAGACGGGCAAGACCGAGGCAGGCAGCAACTGGCTGGGCTATGTGATCGACCACGCTCCGGGTCCGATGCTGTGCGTGCAGCCCACGGTTGAGATGGCAAAACGGCTGAGCAAGCAACGGCTCGAGAGCATGATCACTGACACGCCATGCTTGGCAGCAAAGATTGCGCCGGCCAGGGCAAGGGATTCGGGCAACACGATGTTCAGCAAAGAGTTCAGTGGCGGGATCATGCTGCTGACCGGGGCCAATAGTGCGACGGGCCTGCGCTCGGCGCCGTGTCGTTACCTGTTCGCTGATGAGGTGGATGCCTTTCCTAGTGATGTGGACGGTGAGGGCGACCCGGTGGCACTGGCTGAGCGCCGGACCACGACGTTTGCCAGGCGGAAGATCCTGCTGACCAGCACGCCAACAGTGAAGGACTTCAGCCGGATTGAGGCGGAGTATTTGCGCAGCGATCAGCGGCGCTTTTATGTGCCGTGTCCCAGTTGTGGTGGGATGCAGTGGTTGCAATGGCCGAGGCTGAAGTGGGACGTCAAGCGGCCGGCTGATGTCAGGTATCAGTGCGAGCACTGCGGCGAGCGGTTTCAGGAGAACCACAAGCCGGCAATGCTTTCTGCTGGTGAGTGGCGCGCGACGGCACCAAGCGATGGTCGGACGGCTGGCTTCCAGTTGTCGGGGCTTTATAGCCCGCTTGGGTGGTGCAGCTGGGAGCAGTTGGTGGATGACTTCTTGCGGGCGAAGTCAGACGCGCCTGCATTGAAGGCGTTTGTGAACACAAGGCTGGCCGAGACCTGGGAAGAGGATTACGCCGCGGCCGTGAGCGCTGATGGGTTGATGACGAAGCGGCTGGCGTACGAGTCGGGCACATGTCCAGATGGCGTCGTGCTGCTGACGTGTGGCGTTGACGTGCAGGACAACCGGCTGGCGGTAAGCGTATGGGGCTGGGGCGAAGGCGAAACGGGTTGGATGGTATGGCATCAGGAACTAATGGGTGACCCGACGCAGACCGAAGTGTGGGCGCAGTTGGATCAGGTGCTGGTTACCGAGTGGGCAACAGCTGGGGGCAAGTCGTTGAAGGTGTCGCAGGTGGCGGTGGACAGTGGGGGTCACTGCACCCATGAGGTCTATCGGTATGTGCGCGATCGGGTGCGTCAGAACGTTGTGGCGATCAAGGGCAGCAGCAGGCGCAACAGTCCGGCGGTTGGTAAAGGCAGCAAGGTGGATGTGAGTTGGCAGGGGCGGGTGCTTAAGCGTGGCGTGACGTTGTACCAGCTAGGGACGGACACGATCAAGACGACACTATTCGGCAGGCTGCGGCACAATGAAGCGGGCGGCATCGGGACGCTGCACTTCGGCATGGCTGCTGATGAGGAGTATTTCAGGCAACTGACTAGCGAACGGCAGGCGCTGAGGTATCACCGCGGGTTCCCGATTCGAGAGTGGGTAAAGAAAGCAGGCGATCGCAACGAAGCGCTCGACTGTGTGGTGTATGCCTATGCAGCGATGCTGCTGTTCTCGAGACGGATGAACCGGGCAACGATGTGGCAGCAGTTGGCGGATCAGCTTGAGCATGGGAAGAAGACGCCGCTAAGATCGAAACAACAGCCTGCGGCACATGCTGCGGCCGGGCCTGGATTTGTCAGCAACTGGTAGGCCGTGAACATCCCCAGCGAAATTAGAGCAGCCGACACCATCCAATGGCGGGATGTTCCTGGTGCCGACAATTTGGGCAATGCGATCAGCAGCTCTGACTACACGCTGACCTATTACTTGCGGACTAACACGGCCAGCGAAGGTGCGACGGTGGTGGGCAGCGCCTATGGGACCGGGTGGGAGTTCACGATCTTGGCGGCCACCAGCACAGGCTTCGATGCTGGACAGTGGTATTGGCAGGCGGTTGCCACCAAGACTGGCAGCACGGTCACGATGGGCTCGGGTCAGCTGACGGTGCTACGGAGTCTGAGTTACAGCGGCACCCCTGGAGCGGTTGATGGACGGTCGCAGGCAGAGCAGGACCTGGCAGCGGTGCAGGCAGCGATTCGCGCGATTGTGGCCGGTGGCGTTGCGAAGGAGTACACGATCGGCAACCGCAACCTTAAGAAGTACGACATGGCCGATTTGTTGCAGCTTGAAAGTAAGCTCAAGGCTGAAGTAAAACGTGAGCAAATGGCGGACTTGATCGCCAACGGTCTTGGCAATCCCCATAATCTGTTCGTGAGGTTCTGATGGGATTGCGGACGCGGCTGTTTCGGGCGATGGGTTTTGAACCATTGCGGCCCCAGCGTCGGGCTTACCAAGGCGCACGAGTTAGCCGGCTGACTGCGGACTGGGTGACCAGTGGCACCAGCGCCGACAGCGAGATCAAGTCAAGTTTCAAGGCATTGCGCAACCGTGCGCGGCAGTTGGTGCGGGACAACGACTATGCCCGGCAAGCGGTGCGCGCGATCCAGAACAACGTTATCGGACACGGCATCCGGCATCAGGGTCAGATCAGGATGCAGCGTGGCGGCCGACTTGATGAGGCAATCAACGGTCAGGTGCATGAGCAGTGGGAGCGGTGGATGCACAAAAGCCGCTGCGATGTGAGCGGGTTGCTGGGTTTCCACGACATGGAGCGCCTTTTGGCGCGCAGCATGGCCGAGTCGGGTGAGGTCTTCATCCGCATGATCCGGCAACCATTTGGTGGCAGCCGGGTGCCATTTGCATTGCAGGTGCTTGAGGCGGATTATCTGATTGATGATGATGTGCCACAGGCTGCTGATGGCAACACGGTTCGGATGGGCATCGAGGTAGATGGGTATCTGCGGCCGCAGGCATATCACTTCTACGCAAACCATCCGGGTGATACATACGCGGGCAACCCGCGGACTAATGGCCGGCGGATTCGGGTGCCCGCTGATGAAGTGATTCATCTGTTCCTGCCGGAGCGGCCGGGTCAGACCAGGGGCGTGACGTGGTTCGCGTCGGCGTTGATGCGGCTTCACATGCTGCAGGGCTACGAAGAGGCCGAGGTTGTGCGGGCACGGGCCAGCAGCGCGCTGATGGGATTTATTCAATCGCCAGAGGGCGAGCTGGTTGGTGATGAGATCTACGAAGGCCAGCGCGTGAGTGAGTTCACGCCGGGCGTGTTCAAGTATTTGGCACCAGGCGAGAGCGTGACAGTGCCAGACCTCAATGCACCTGACGGTCAGCTTGAGCCGTTCACTCGATCGATGCTGCGGGCTGTGGCGGCTGGCGTGGGTGTGAGCTTTGAGAGCATCAGCAAAAACTTCAGTGAGAGTAATTACAGCAGTAGCCGGCTGAGCTTGCTCGAGGAGCGCGACACGTATCGGGTGCTGCAGCGTTACATGATCGAGAACTTTCACCAGCCGGTCTTTGAGGCATGGCTTGAGATGGCAGTGCTGAGCGGTGCCCTGAACTTGCCGGGCTACGAAACCAACCCTGACCGCTACCGGGCCAGCAAGTGGGTCCCGCGGAGCTGGGAGTGGGTCGACCCCCAGCGTGAGGTTGAGGCGTACAAGGCGGCCGTGAGATGTGGCTTCAAGACTTTGGCGCAGGTGATCAGCGAACAGGGCGGCGACCTAGACGATGTGCTGATTCAGCGTCAGGCAGAACTTGCCAAGCTGGATGAGCTGGACATTGTGTTGGATACTGACCCGAGCGAAGTCAGTGGTGCTGGGTTGACGCAGGTCAGGCCGGCCGGCTCGATCGATCCGTTTGGTGACACCGAGACACCAGTTGAAGAAGAAGAGTACGAAGAGCTGTCTGTGCTTGAAGATCCACTTGAGGATGCAGAGGATTGATGGCGAACGTCAACGGCACCGAGATCGACCTGATGCCAACCGATGGGATGCGCACAGAAGCCCAGCGCTACCGCGATTGGAAGGCTGAAGGCGAACAGGGCGGCACCGAAGTGGCGGCGAACAGGGCCAGCCAAATCCTGTCTGGTGATGAGCTAAGCCCAGACACGGTGATCACGATGGCGGCATGGTTCGCGCGGCATGAGGTGGACAAACAGGGTGAAGGGTTCAGCCCTGATGAAGATGGCTACCCTTCCCCGGGCCGTGTGGCATGGGCAGCTTGGGGTGGTGATGCTGGACAAACTTGGTCGAATAGCAAAGCCGATAGAATCAAAGAACTACAAGACAGAAGCGCGATGGAGAGCGAGCGCCCTTATCCGAATGAACACGCTGCGCGATTAAAAGATCCGGCTCAGTACGATTCGCTGCGTCGCGTCAACGATGAAGGCGGCAATGGTGTGGACTTTATCTATGGGATCAAGGAAGGCGAGAGCGAATTGCAGGCAATCCGGTTTCGCAGTTCGTTATTTACGGCAACAGAGGCGCGGGCATGGCTGGCCGATCATGACTTCGATGCGATCGAGTTTGAAGAAGCCACTGGTGACGGTGAAGGTCGCAGCTTGACTGGCAAATACCAACGCGCTGAAATGACCACCTTCGACGAGGTGGAGGATCGAACCTATGAGTTCCCTTTCAGTTCTGAGTTTCCGGTTGCCCGCTACTTCGGCAATGAGATCCTGAGCCATGACGAAAAGGCAGCCGACCTGAGCCGTCTGAATGATGGCGCGCCGCTGCTGTTTAATCACAACCCAGACCGTGTGATTGGCGTGGTTGAAGGTGCGAGGATTGACAGCAAAGGACGACGCGGCTATGCGCGGGTGCGGTTCAGCCGCAACCCGTTTGCTCAGGAAGTCTTGAGCGATGTGAAGGACGGCGTTTTACGCAATGTCTCCTTCGGCTACTCCATCGACAAAATGGAGGAGCGCGGCAGTGGCGACTTTGTTGCTACTGCCTGGGCACCTTACGAGGTGTCGATCGTCAGCGTTCCCGCTGACAAAACTGTGGGCATTGGCCGTGTGTTGACGCCCACAGAACCTGCTGCTTCGGCAGCACCATCCCCTGATCCCCTTCCTTCAATGGAATCCACCACCCCTGATCTGGCCGTGGTGCGGGCCGAAGCCGCCGAGGCTGAGCGCTCCCGCATTGCTGAGATCTCTGCCCTGTGCGACAAGCACAACATGGGCGAGATGGGCCGCCAGCTGGTCGAGTCTGGTCGTTCAATCGACGAGGCACGGGCTGCTGTTCTAGACAAAATGAACATCCCACAGGAGCCTGTCAACATGAGCGCCGCCGATCTCGGCATGAGCGAGAAGGAAGCCCGCAGCTTCTCCTTCCTGCGTGCCATCAACTATCTGTCCAACCCAACCGATCGCGCTGCCCGTGAGGCTGCTGCTTTCGAGATTGAGGCATCTGACGCTGCTGC